CATAGCCAATCCATACTGTGTTTTCACTTCCACTTGTACTTGCTAAACTTATTAATTTAGTAGAGCTATCATTTTGTGAACTTATCTCTGCCATCAAAACACCTTCTGTATCATTAAAAGTAGCTGCATCTCCAGAACCATTAGCAGTTTCTGCTGCTCTAGTTACTGCTGTTCCGTTAGTAGGTATGTAAGAAGTTGGGTAAGAACCTTCTTCTAATTGTGCGCCGTAGATTAATAAATCAGCATTATCGCTTGCACCAACACCCCCTATTAAACCTATTCTTGGTTGACCACCACCACTTTTAACAGTAGATAATCTATGCCATTTATCATCAGATAAAACCACAACAGTTTCAGATGAACCATTTGTTAATGAAAAAGTAATATCTTCATTAGAGTTATTTTTAACGTACAAAGAGAAAGCGTTATCTCCAGTTATAGTTGATATTGACTGATACAACCAACTTCTATCATTTGTTGTATTACCTCCGTTTAAATCACACTGTAATCTACTTGCATTTAATGTTCCATCTGGAGAAATAGCATAATTAGGTGTAACTATTGGAGCAGAACCTATACCTTGACCTAATTCAACCCAAGCTACATTATCAAAACCATTTGAATAAGTAATTAAATTAGTTCTAGCTGGCTCTAATAGTAAACTAGGGCATCCACTTACTACTCCATCAATTAAAGGATACTCTAGTCTTGATTGTCCGTTTGCAACTTCTTCTATAAGTCCTTGTGAGTTTATTCTTGTTGCTTTACCACTTCTACTAAAGTCAAAGTCTCCTACACCACTTGATGGTAGTACAGAAAATACTTTTGAGCCTTGAGAAGCTGGTATTAATGCTAATTTTGGTTTTGCCATTTGTTTTAGTTTTGTATATCTTGTATTCCTATTCTATGTATTGAATCTGCTAAACACTTAACTGCTTCAACTTCTTGTCTGTCATTCATATTAAACTGACCTTGTATCATTTCAGTTGATGTTCCAATAGAAGATGCAGTATCTATTGTGTTACCCCACCAAGAACTATCGTATATTTCGTTTGCCATTATCTTTTTCTTTTTTTGTTAAATATTTCTTTAGCTTTACAATGTTATGTTTCTTTGGTTTATATCTACCCATTACAATACCCAATTACTTGAATTTACATCTTTGTCTGGATATACATCAGAATCTGTATTACTTGTGTACTCTGGAAACAAAGTACTATTAAAACAAATGTAGTCTACAAATCTTCTTGTGTAATACTCTGCAAAATCTCTTTGTTTTTGTACTAAAAAATCAACTTCATCTTTTGTTGCACTTTCAGAATTTTCTGATGTGTGTTTATAAACACCACCATTCTTTACTTGATATGCAGCAAATGGTAAATAATCAACCATAGCGTAATGTATCAACATTGGTTGTATGTAATCTGTAACTAAAGATAAATAATTACCAGTTAAACTATCTGCAATTATATCTGCTGATATTTTATCATACAACTTACTTCCTAAATAGTTTTGTATGTGTATTTCTTGTGCTATCTTAATAAATTGTATGAATTTATCTGTATCAACGTTACCATCAACAATACTATTCTTTACTAAATCTGTTCTACTTATGAATAATGCAGTTGCCATTTATTATCTCTTTTTATTTACAAATCCGTTATTTGGCATATCCGTTGGTCTTTTTGCAACCTCTTTAGCATTTACCTCTGGTTTAAAACCCTCTTTTTTAGCTTTATTTACACTTACTTCTGCATTTGGATTACCAACATCTGGTTTAGTACTTGGTTTTTTTGCTTTGTAAGTTTTTCTCATCCAAAAATGATGACAATCTCCACCTCCTTTATAAAGCCATATATCATAAGTATCAGCACCATTTAAACCCCAACCAGCATTAACTGCTCTTTGGCTCATTTGCTGAATATCTTCTTTTCTGTATATCTTTTTTGCTGCAACCATTTTTGAACAAAATTCTCTACTATTATTACTTGTTCTTAAAGGCGCATATTGATATCTTACTTTGAATTGTACTCCTTCTTCATTTTCTCCATCTTGTTCACTTTTTGCATTTGGTCTAGCAGTACCAGTTGTTGCTAAATTCCAAACTTTTGACAATACAGATAATTTAGGATTGTTTAATTTATTTAATTCTTCGTCTAATTCATCTTCTGCATCATAATCAACTTTTCTTTCATCAATCAATTCCCAGTTTTCTAAATCTTCATCTTCTCCAAATTCTTCTAAATCAGAAAATACCTTTGACAACTTAACACCAGTTTCTTCTTCTCTTGTTTCTTCGTCTTTTACATTATCTAAATCCAAGAACTGTAATGGTTGTAACGTCTTAAAGTATAGATTTAAAGCAATATCATTAAAAGCAAGTATTTTATCAAACGCATCAGTTAAAAGTTCTTGAAAAGGCACTATAACTGTGTTATGCATTAAGATAGATGCAGTTTGTAACTCATCTGCATTATTACCAAGCCCACTTGAATCTTTTATACCTAATAACATAGGAGATACAATTCTGTGTGATACCATTATTTTCTTTTGTGATTCGTCTGATAAGAATTGATATTGGTTATGTGCATCACTTAATTGTACTGGTGTAATATCAGCTTGTGATTCTTTGTCATCGTTAAAAGCAAGTATAAATTTACCAGCATTTGAACTACCTTGAAATTTAGCTTGTATCTTACTTTCTATTAATGATTGTTTTTCTTCGTCTGGTACTCCGTTGTTAAAGTTAATTAACATTGATGGAGCAAGACCATTCATTATATTATTTAAATGATAGTTAGATATTTCTTCTTCTAACTCTGCATATTGTAAACCACCTTGATAATCTGGTGTACTATAATAATACATTCCAGCAACATAAGGTTTAACATATAATATTTCAATTGGTTGAGGTGTATTTGAAATACCAAAAGCTGGTATTCTTTTTGGTTTATCACTTGGCTTTATATTTGCCCAATCTGGATGATAGTAATACGCTTGTACTTGTTTATCTCCTTCTCCACATTTCTCTGCTCTTAAAGTTTCTATTGGCAAGTGTTCTACTTTAGCAATAGATTGTTTATCTTTTGAATAAATTACTTGTATTGCACATTGTCCAGTTAGTTTTAAATCGTATGATAATTGTCTAACAACATCTTTTTTAAATAAAGATATCATTCTTGCATAACTCTCTGGTTTCTTTGCGCTATCAGTTGCATCTAAACCTTTTCCATATATCATTTGAGATATACCATTTACACAAGCATTATTTGTAGCACTTCCGTTAAATCTATCTATTAGAAACTGAAAATAATTATTATCTGCTCCAAATTCAACCCATTCTTTTGATTTAGATTCTACAATTTGTGGAGATGTGTAAGTAGATAAATTTACAAAACTAACTTTAGAATTGTTTTTATTTGCCACTTTTGGCTTTCTGTATTTATTTATGTGTTTACTCATAATATTATAAAGTCATTGTTACCACTCTTTTGTTTATACACATCTTTATTTACTGTATAGTGTTCGTTATTAGATTGGTTTGTTGATTGTGCAGTACAAAATATTTTATCTCTGTAAATAATATCTGCTTCTGTTACAGAGCCTTGACCATTATATACTTTTAAATCATAAAACCTACCTTCAACCAATGTAAATACGTTTGTTAGTTCAACATAGTTTTTATTAATTATAGCAGATGGTAAAATTATTGTTTCATCATTTGAACTGTCATCCCTTAATTTTATTGTAACACTTGTTGAATATACTCTTGGTATAATCTTTATTGTTTGTGCGTTTGTTATAGGTAACAAATGTTTCATATATATATAATACTAAAAGTTTGTATTTTTATTTATTACACATAAAAAAAAAGGTAATCAATTAAGACTACCTTTCTTTAAAAACAAATTATGAAAAAAACTATGCGTTAGGGTCTATTTGAGTAGCACTTTCATTAGATGTTATAACAGTTGATGTTACAAAATATGCTGGGTCAGTTTCTTGACCTTCTAAAGTTAAAGTAAACCCACTTAAATCTCCCATTGCAGCACCAGATACAATTGTACCTCCAGTTACTTCTGCTCCGTGTTCTAAACCTACCATAAAGAAATTACCATTGTAATCTTCTATTGCAACGTGTGGACGTGCAGCAGCTAATAATTTTATTTCTTCTTGTGTAGCTTTATCTAAAACTGGTAAAGTTAAATTTAAAGTTTGTGTATAAAATGTAGTTCCGTTTTCTCTTGAACTATTAATTGTGGTTTCTAGTGAAGAATTACCTTTGATATCAAATCTGAAAAAGTCTGGTGTTCCAGCTACTGCGGTAATCTCTCCAGATGCTATTGTAGTTGTTCCCAACGTACCATAATCTGCGAAATAAACTGCTTTTAAGCCACCAACACTACTTTTACAAGGTAAAGCTCTACCAGATGTAAGTAAACAAGCCATTGATTTTTATTTTTTTAAGTTATTAAAAAAGGGTAAGCAGATTAACTACCTACCCTCATTATTATTGTTTGTTATTAGATTATAGTCCTAATCCGTAAGATACGATATCTTCAACAACTGCATATTGTACTCCAGCAGTATATCTCATAATGAAACGTACATTTTGAGAACCATCTAAATCAGCCATATCTAATACTTTTACTTCGTTGTGGTCTGATAAAAGTCCAGTTCCAAAGAATAAGTTAGATTTTTGTGCTGCTATTGCATTGTTGTCAGAAAGTCCGTTACAAGCTACAACTTTTACACCGTCAAAGTACTCAACATCCATATCTTGGTTGTGTCCAGCTCCAGCAGTTTGGAATCCTCCTAATGCTCTTTTGTATGCTCTAAAGATGTTTTGTGCAACATAGATATATAAATCTTCTTTTCCATATACTTCACTTGGAATAGCATCTACGATATCTCCCAATTTAGCAACTACATTTGAAGCAGTTACGGCAGCACCAGCAATTTTCTTTGCTCCAGTGTGTCCAGCATCAGCATTTAATAAAGTTTTGAAACCATCAAAAGTTCCAGCACCAGCTACACCAGCCCAGATATCTTTTTCAGTTTGTTCTGCAATTGATTCAGCCATTAATCCGATAAAGTAATCAGAAAAGTTAGCTGGTAAACTATCACTAGCAGAATATCCCATTGATACTGCTTCCCAATCAGATTTGAAAGGAGTTTTACACAATTCTAAATTTACTTGTAATTCTTTTGGCTCAATAATCTTTTCTGTTAAAGCAACAGTTCCAGCATCTGTAAAATCACAAGATGCATTTGCAATAGCACCAGATAAATCTACTCTTTTTAATACTTCTTTAAACTTTACGTTTGGCTTAACTTCAATTAAGTTGTTAGCGATTGTATTACCAGTTAAAAGTGCTGCTGATACATATTTCCCAGCAAATTCTCCAGCATACGTTGTTGTAATTGATAAACTCATTTTTTATTTGTTTATTTTGTTAAATATTCTACTTCTTAATGTGTTTTTATTCCCTTTTTGAGAATAAAGGTTTAATTCTTTTTTGTCAGATACATTCTCTGGATTGTGAATAATACCTTCAACTTCTTCAGTAGATAACTCTACTTTTTCTTCTTTTACTTCTTCTGATAATTCAACAACTACTTCTTCTGCAACAACTTCTGTTTTAGATAATTTTAGTTCGTTGATTTCAGTTCTTAATTTTTCAATTTCAGAGAAAAACATTTCTTCTGATATTGATTTAACTATTTTCTTTGGAGATGCAGTTTCTGTTGCTAATTCTTCTTCAACAACTTCTTCTGCTTCTGTTTCTGCTGGTGCTTCTTCTTCTTCTGCTCCAGCTTCTTTAATTTCTCCAATGATACCTTCTTCAGAAACTATAATCATCATACCATCTTCAGTTTCGTATTCTCCAACTGGTACTGCAACTCTTTCTTCATCTGCAACAACAAAGATTTCTGCACCAGCTTCAAATTTTTCAGCTTCCAAGATAGCACCATTATCAAGTTTCATTTGTTCTAGCTTTACTTCAATACCAAGTACTGCTCTAACCTTGTTAAGTGTGTCTTTTGTGTTCATATTTATATAATAAAATTTAGTTAATATTTTGTATTTTCAATTGTTTATTTAAGGTGTACAGTTTGTAAAATTAGGCTTTGGTAGTGTCCAAGATGGTGTATTCAAACTAAAATCAGTACAACTTGTAACTTGGCTAACAACCCAAGTACTTAAATCTTGGTTAAAAACCTCTGCTGTGTTAAACATATTCGCCATAGTAGTAACACTACTTGTAACCCACGAGTTCAGAGGCTGGTCGAATGCTCTTGCAAAAGAGAACATACTTGCCATATTTGTAGCACTACTAACGTTCCAACTATTCAAGGGTTGGTTAAATATAGTAGCTGCTGCAAACATACCTTGCATATTAATAACGCTACTAGTATCCCAAGCTGAAATATCTTGATTGAATGAGTTAGCTCCTTGAAACATATAATCCATATTTGTTACATTGCT